CTAAAGCAAAAAATGCACGCTGCCTTAGAACACTTACCTAAGATTATGCCTGACAAAGGGATTTATCAAGCAGACATTATGCACACACCTAATGACCTTAAACACGAAGGTCATAGAATATCACATAAAACACAGCTTATCACATACCATCACAAACCTAACTCAGAGGAAGCACGAAAGGCTATGAACTCTCAGATAGGTGTTGCTGTACACACAGCATATGACGGTAAGACTATGCAGGATATGAAAGTAAGACAGGCACACGTACCTGAAATGAAAGACCATGAACACGTACATCAGTTTCCTATGTTTCATCAAATGGAACACGTATCATTTACACAGTCACAACAGCAAGAATATAAAAAGCACATGGCAAATGCTATGGAATCCTACAAGAAGGCACCTAAAGAGGCTTTTGAACACATACAAGCACATGAAACTAAGCACGGTAAAGGCGGTGCAGCAGTATCAGCATATCTAAACAAAACTGTAAGAGACGGTAGCACACCCTCACATGAAGGCATGGCTGACCACTTGACAGCACACTATGCTAAGAAAGCAGCAGGTGTAAAAACGGAAGTTGCTCAACAGAGGCATTTAGATGCCGGTAAGAAGCACGTTGCAAGTATTAACAAAGAGCATCTAACACACGTATTAGGTGTACATGGACACTTACAAAAAGCAAAGAACTTATTAACTGACGCATTTAACTCACACCACATACACGGGCATGAGTTTGATGGACAACCCACAAACCCTGAAGGTTATGTTGTGCATCACAATGGCAGACCTTCTAAGTTTGTTTTGAGACATGAGTTTAGTAGGATGAACTTTGCGGCAAGCGAAATGAGGAAGAAAGGTGGCTAAGGATCATATTGTATTTACATTTGGGAGAATGAATCCCCCTACTACAGGTCATAGTAAACTGATTGACGCTGTACACAACCATGCTAAAGATAATGGACATGACCATCAGGTTATTGTCAGTCATTCACAGGATAAGCATAAGAATCCTCTACATCAGGATCATAAAATAGAATATTTAAGTCATGTTCATCCTAATACTCACTTTGAGGCTTCCACAAAAGAACATCCTCACTTTCTTGCACAGTTAAAAAAGTTTCATCAGCAAGGATACAAACACGCTACTATGTTTGTAGGTTCAGATCGTGTAAAAGATATGAAAGAACTTGCACATAAGTATAACGGACCTGATGGTGATTATCACTTTGACAGTTTGAATATTAAATCAGCAGGTAAAAGAGATCCTGACGCTGAAGGTGTTGCAGGCATGAGTGGTACTAAGATGAGAGGTCACGCAGGAGATAATGACTTTGATAAGTTTAGGGAAGGTTTACATGGATCTGCTTCAGATCATCACGCCCGCAAGTTATTCAATGCAACCCGAAATGGGATGGGGCTGAAAGAATCAAGTATTCGACTTTCCTTTAGCAAGTTTTTATCTGAAAATATTGTAAAAGGGTTTATGAATGAATAGAGAAGCAGTTTACGAACAATTAAAAGAAGACGAAGGAGTCCGCTATGACATCTACAACGATCACCTCGGATATCCGACCTTTGGAGTCGGTCATCTTATCACAGAAAATGACGAGGAATTCGGAAGGCCAGTTGGAACAGCAGTCTCTGAAGAAAGAGTCCGGTCGTGTTTCGAGCGAGACCTTGAAACTGCAATCGGAGAATGTCACAATTTATACGGAGACGGGAGCTTTGGAGACCTACCAGACGAGGTCCAGCAGATCCTGGTTAACATGATGTTTAACATGGGGCGCCCTCGCCTCTCTGGTTTTAAAAAGTTTAACGCTGCAATTGAAGCACGTGACTGGTTAGAGGCAGCAAAAGAAGGAAGAGACAGCCGTTGGTATAGACAAGTAACCAATAGAGCTGAAAGATTAATGGTAAGATTGGAGCACCTAGCTAGTTTAGAAAGGAGTTGATTATGAGAGAAGATATTATAAACGCCTCACGGTTACACTTTATGTCGCACATTGAAAAACACCGTATTAACGTAGAGAACTATCTCCGTAACGGTGTAGGCGTAGCAGAACACCCTGACATTATGGACAGCATTGAAATAGAATTGGCCCACATGGCTGAGTACGAAGATAAATTAGAAATGTTAAATAAATATTTTGGAGAATAAAGATGGCTAAATTCAACAGACTTTTAGACGCCGACTTTCAACCTCCTAAGACTTGGATATTGGACCTGTCATTGGCGTTTGATTCTGATGTTCTTAGCGAGAAAGAGGCAAAGGCACTGAAACTAGTAGGTGCGAAAATCAATAAGAATAATAAAATCACTGTACCTAAGGGTTTCAAAACTGACTTAGCATCTGTGCCTCGTGGTATATGGTGGTTCATTGCACCCTTTGACGTAGCACGAGCAGGTGTAGTACATGATTACTTGTACTATTGCATTCGCCAGTACAGAGCAGCAACAGGCGATGAGCAGGATACTTGTTTAGTATCGGACGCCAAAAATGCAGCTGATAAAGTATTCAAAGAGGCAATGACACTTTCAGAACACGTAGCTGGTTGGAAACAATGGTTAGCACACAAAGCAGTTGTATTGTTTGGGCATAATTCTATTGTACCAAGGGAAGAATTGTAAGTGTGGTTCTTTGCTGTACCTATACTTAGGGCCTGTGTCACTGGTGTCATAGGTTCTAGCTTTGGTAAGTGGTTTGCTACTACCAAAGCTGGTATCTGGTTTCAAAAGAAATTGGATAACTTTATGGAGTATTTGTCTTATAAATACGATATAGATATAGCAAAAAAAGAAGCAAAGTGGGTGAAACATTACCCTAAACTTGCTATAAAAATAGAAGAATTAGAAAACAGAATAAGCGAGTTGGAAAATGCAAACATTCAAAGAGTGGCTGGACGAAGAAAAACAAAGACTCGATCCTAAATGTTGGGACGGTTATAAGAAGAAGGGCACCAAGATGAAAGGTGGTGTTCGTGTAAATAACTGTGTCAAAGAAGCTAAAGGTATGGAAGGCATGACGCAGAAGGGCGGTCATAAGCGTCCTACTGATAAAGGTGCAGGTCTGACAAAGAAAGGGGTTGAGAAATACCGCAGGCAGAATCCTGGTAGTAAACTACAGACTGCTGTCACTACACCTCCTAGCAAACTAAAGCCCGGCAGTAAAGCAGCTAAAAGACGCAAATCATTCTGTGCAAGGTCACGTAGCTGGACAGGTGAACGTGGTAAAGCAGCACGTAGAAGGTGGAACTGTTAATGTCAAAGTTTTTGTTAATTCTTGTTTTAGTAATGGGCGGTTTGGGATACTGGTATTATAAAGATTCCCAAGCAACAATATTTGCCCTGCAAGAAAACAATGCTGTTCTGAAATCTAATCAAATTCAATTAGAAAGAACCATTGCTACAAATAACGAAACAATAGCAAGACAGCAAGCAGATGCAGCTCAGTTTGCTGCTGCTAACGATCAGCTTAGATCACAGATTGTAGAAGCAGAAGCATATTCAGATGACCTGCAATCAAAGTTGAGAAATCATAACCTTACTGTTCTGACAGCACAACGTCCAGGACTTATTGAAACAAGAGTAAACAGAGCAACAGCGAGATTATTTGATGAAATGGAACAAATTACAGGCGCTACTCCTCCTACCGTTACTGCTGACCCTGAGTAGTTGTACGAGTTTTAGCCTATTTGGTAGAAAGCCACCTGTGGCTCCTGAGCCTATTGTAGTAACGGAAACAGAGTATCTTTATAGAGAGATACCCATACAGGCTAGACCTAAGCCCGTTACACTGTATGACATTCAGTTCTATGCTGTAACAGATGAGAACATAGATGAGTTTTTAGAAAATTTTGAGGAGAAAGAAGGGTCAGTTGTATTCTTTGCTATTAGTGTTCCTGACTATGAGAACATAGCACTAAACATGGGTGAGTTGAGACGCTTTATAGAATCACAGAATGCTGTCATTTTGTACTATGAAGAAAATGTAAACGTAAAACCGGAACAGGAAGATGACGAAGAAAACTAACGAATCAGAATCATTAGGTTTAATGGTTGCACGTATGCGATCAGATCAGATCAAAAGAGATTGGAATAAACTTACTCCAGCAGAAAAAACTGCTAAGTTGAAAAAAGACCAGGAAGACACAAAGAAAAGAATGGCAGAAGGTAAGAATCATACTTGGAAGTCTGAAGGTCACTATACAAAAGACGGTAAGGAATGGTCAGGTCCTCAGCACGCACATGACGGTCAGGTAATGACAGGCGAGAAGCACACTGCCGACAGTCAGAACCTGTATCACTTCAAAGAATTGTCACCTGAAGTGAAGAAAAAAGTTTTAGAAAAAATGAAAATGTCTGAAGGTATTGTCAATGCCATAATGAAGTCCAAGACACTGAATAAAAATAATTACGCAATAGCTGCTAAAGAACTCGATAAGAAAATGAAGAAGAATCCTTCAAAGACAAAGGATGCCCACGCACATGACGTATCAAGATACGTAAAAGGTGTTGATGCACGTAAACTTGCTGCTGAGGAAAAAGATTCCCGTGACGGTAAGTATACTAAGTATCAAAAACAAGTACAAAAAAGAGATAAAGAAAAGGAACAATCTGCTAAAAAAGCTACCAAACCAGGTAGAACCATGCCGCAGCTGAACATAGGCATGAAACACATGACAGCTGCTCAAAAACATGCTCAACCTTCTCATAAAAAAGTGAAAGCCAGTGTACATGGTCCAGCTGCTTATGACCCAGAAGCAGCAAAGAGGCGTAAGGCTATTGAAAGACACCAAGAAAGAAAAAGAGAAAAAGATTACTGGGATGATGACTTCACTATGACAGGTTGTCCTCTGTTAGAAAAACTGTCACCTTCTGACGGTATCGGTAAGTACGTAAAAGATTTTAAAAAGTCAGATGCCCCACAGTTTAAAGGTGCATCAGCATCCAAGCGTAGAAAGATGGCAGTCGCTGCTTACTTAGGTGCCAAGCGTAAGAAGCTGGAAGAGGCAATACAGTATGATTCTTCTATGGGAGCCCATGAGTGGGGAACTCCTCAAGGTACTGACCAAATGAAGTCAGTAACTCCTGGGCAAAAGAATCCTAAAGAAGATCCTATTAAACCACTTGAAACAAAAACACTTGTTGCATTGAATGTAAAAGACGAGTATGT